GTCTTCCTTCGGCTGGAGCTCTAGACCAGTTGCTTTGAACTTAGCCCACTCATCTTCGTTAGCCGGATAGAACGAGATCTTATAGTTTTCGGCCCCGAGAAAAGAGTCCGGTTCGTATACTTTCGCCCATTTAATCATTCCACGAAGACTTTGATAACGTGTAGCCATGTATTTTTCCTTTAGTTAAAATTGACTTTAGCGAATTCGCCATAAATTTCTTTTGCTGCTTTATCATACTCAAGTGCAGCTTCTACTTCATTATTGAATATACCTAGATATTTACCACCTGCTGTTGCTCTCCACATACCACAATCTTTTTGGAATATAACACCTTTATACTTGGAGCTACCTTCCGTTGTTTTCCTATTACCCATATTTTGAGTGTGGGTGGCTTCTCTTAGATTCTCAATCTTATTGTTTGTCATATCTCCATCTATATGATCTATAATCTCTGGGAGATATCCATGATGCAACAAAAAGATGACCCTATGTTCTGGTACATTCTTTCGTCCCACCTTTACTTTACGATAACCTGTATCGGTGTGGTAGTATCCGACTTGTTTCTGAAACCACCTTCCTGGTGTTATACAAAATAATCTACCATCTTCGTATCGAAACTTTTGTTTTATAAATTCTAGGTCCAATGGATTCCTTTTGCTTATCGAGTATTAGTTGTTCTTTGAGAATTGAGAATTTCGTTAAGAGTAGGTGTTGGATTCACAAATTGTGCTTCAGTGAATGTTCCACTTACTGCAGTAGTCCAACTAGGGTCAGGATGATTTTCTGCTACTGTAACTGTGGTGTTAAAGAATTCATCGACAGATGGGGACTCATTTATAACACGGAAAGCATTCAGTCCTTCACCAACGTCTACAGTTCTCATTGTCATTGGTCTTGCTCTACCTAGAGTACCTAGTTCCTCTCTTACTAAAGAACCTGACCAAGCTGAATTAACTGTATTAGAAGCCTCATCATAGAGGTAAGTGTCTTTGTAGTGTTCTTTCTTTTCTTTCTTACCCTTGAGTTCAAGGCAAGGGGCTCTGAACACTAGGTCTTCACCAGTGACTTTCTTCTGTCTCTCATTGAATGTTTCAAACCTCTTGATAGCCTTGGGAAGACCCTTGATATCATGAAGGTTGACGAGAGACATATAGTGGTTATCACGGTCACTACGATAGTCAGAACATTCTGTATCGATGTAACTTCCATTGTCATAGACCATGTTAATGCCATAGTCGAATGACCTGATTACTTCAAAAGGGAAGTCCTCGTCGTCATTCTCTTGAAGACCGATCAGATCAATCTTCTTTCCTTCAAACGTAAAGCCCCATACAGACAATACTGATTGCCCATTACTAGAGACTCTTTTCTTCTTCAGAAATCCATAATCTTTGGACTTACACATTGCACCTTCAACGGCGAATTCCCTACCAAGACTTTGGATAAGATATTCGATATCCCTTGGGTGTTTAGTCGGAACAAAGAAGTCATAATCATTGGGTACAAGTCCAAAGATTTCATCCCTGACTGCACCACCTGCTAGTACTGAATTCTTATGACCTTCCAAGTTTTGAATATAAGATAGAATTCCTTTAACTACGATGTCCATTTATTTATCACTCTTGATGTATCTATAACTGATGACCAATCCCAAGAAACAATCCCTTTCAACCTCTGTCTTATACCCTTTTGGAGGGGCTGGCGGATCATAAAATCCCAATATAGGTTTCCAATCAGTGAATTTGGCTGTAACGCTCATTGAACTGGACATCACATCCTAGCTCCCTGTTCAGTTTGAGTTCTTCATTTAGTTGTTTCATTGCGTCTCTGATTAGTTTTTCACAAGGTTCTCTGAAGCCCTTCTTAATATGCAATACGAATTCGTCATGGAATGTTGCTGTAAGTTGTTCCCTTGTTTCCAAGATGATCTGAACCCACCTATCGAATACAAATGATGCCGTACCTTGGATGAGTGTGGAAAAGATATCCTTCTCATAACGAAGAGAATACCAGAGTTTAGAGATGGGATTAAGTAACCACATCTGATCGTTAATAGTCTTGACTGTTTGCATACTAGCAACCTTCTTGATTGCCCAATTCTTTTTCCAATAAGTCTCCCACACTTGTTTTGCTACTTCTATGGTAATACCAGCGGTACGAGCAAGCTTAGCTACACCAGCACCATACTGACATGAGTAGTTACCATTCTTGAAGATATCTCTAAGAGGTTTAACTTTCTTAGCAATTTCAATACGGACCTTATCTGCTACTTTCTTTTCATCCTCATCTAATTTTGAATACCATTTGTAATCTTCAGACTGTTGTTTTGAAATGGCATTAGCTAGAACTGCTAGAGACAAGTGAGGATCATAACCCTCAGTCGTCATTTCTTTCACGTAATCAGGATCAAGTGGATAGATATAATGCATTTTGAGACGATCCTCGAGAGAGGACATATCTGATCCGCACAACTCGTGGTCTTCATCTGAAATCAATGCACCACGAATGGATGAGGCATAAAGCTTATCTACTTTGGGGAGGTTTACGATTGTTGTGTGCTTAACACGAAGAGTATTAGTAAATCCTGAAATCTGTGCTTTGAGATAACCGTCTTCTTGGTCCCTCAGAAATCCATTAAGAATGCCAATACGATGTTGGAGAACAGACAGTCCATCCAGAAGTTCTAGCGATGGTTCTTTTTCATACAGATCTTTGATACTATCGCAAATACCCTTACCATGCTCTAGATTGATCTGAGGGATCTGTTTGACTTCCCCTGTCTCTTTATCCTTTTTCTCTTTAAATGTTCTAGGAACCCATCCTAGTGAATATAACCAGTCTTTCTTTTGATCAGTGGAGTTTGGATTACCCTCTTCATATCCTGTGATGATTTCGACTTCACCGTCATAATCAAGTGGAAGTCCTTTTTCACTAAGGAGTTTAATCCAATCCATTCCTAATTTGGAATAAGAACCGTCTTTATTAATAAATCGTTTAGGTTTAGTTTTGATGGAAATAGAGGGGACTTTAGGCATCACCTTAGTGAGTGCTGTTGTCTTTTCCTCTTGGATTATTTGGAGCTCTTCAAGAGACTTCTTAGTGAAGTCAACATCAAGTCTCCATCTGCTTTCTTCCTGAAGTCTTGCACACTTCATTTTGAATGTCAGATAATCAAGGAGTCTCCAGATTTCTTTATCAGAACCATAGATATCTAATAGGTATCTGTACATCTTACGCCAAAGAGCGACATTGATCTTAACGTCTTCTTCAACACGATGTTCATACTCTTCTTGACTCTGATTGAACCAGTCTTGAATGTATGGCTTGTGTATACCCAAGTCATTACCATGGGACTCAAGTCCGTGTTTGTTACGAAGAGGATACAGATACCAAGACACCGCTAGCGTATCGACCAAACGAGCCTTGATCTTAATTCCTAGAAGTCTCTCAAATACTGGAACGTCGAAACGGATCCCGTTATGAATTATGAGTACATCAGCCTCTAGACAGAACTTTCTCATATCATCATAACTAGATGTTACAAAGACTTTACCATCCCCATTTGCTGATGTTGCACCCAAGCAGTATATTTTAGTAGGATCTAGTCCGTCGGTTTCAATATCACATACCCAGATTTTACTCATTATGTTCAATCACATAGTCAATTAATCCTTGCAGGATTGTTACATTATCTCTAGCATGACCCAAAGCTGTATTACAACTTGGACATAGTAGTTTTCTAACTTTACCTGTTTTGTGATTATGGTCTATATTTAATTTTCGTTTAGGTTTAACCCTACAAACATAACAGCGGTGATTTTGAGACTCTAACATCTCTTCGTATTCTTGAATTTCCAGACCGTATTTTTTAATCCTATGTTTATAGGATGCCCTATTGTGAGCCTTTTTTGTCTCTGGATTATCTCGATATCTTTTGTTATTTTCCACTTTTCTACAGGTTTTACAATGATGCCTGTGAGAAATAGTTTTATTACCTGTCTTTTTAGAAGTGTATACTCGTTTATCAAAATCGGAAAGATCTTTTACTTCATAGCATGTAGTACATTCTTTTTTACTCATCCCTATCCTTTTTGTTAACCCAGATATCTGAGTCTGCAATATGATCAAGTACTCGGAAAAAGAAACATAACAGTAAACTGGTAAATACTATCCATCCGATAAATTCAAATATCGTCATCTTTTAGCTCCGCTAAATCCCAATGAGGATTAAATGTCCTCATCTGTATCTCCCATTTGTGTAGGATCGTAATCGTTATGAGTTAGTATTGCATGCTTAATCTGAACATAATGAAAGTCCGGTAGATTAGGATAATCTGAAAACTCTTGATCTTGCACTATCTCATCATCGTAGTCTTCATAACTATAGTATCTTACAGCAAGGGTAGCACTATCGAGAATGTAAATTACCTCTCCTTCACCCATATGTGGATGCAATTTGGAGGATACAATATCACCTACCTTAAATGTCATCTTCGGTATCCCCTTGTTGAGTGGGATCATATGGTTGTTCTTTATGGATTAATTCGATTTCGAAATCCTCAAGAAGACTCCCCCAATCGTCATCGTCTGCTGTATCAAGACGGACTCTCCAATAGGGAGCATCAAAACATCTGACAGTTCCTGTAGAACCTATCTCTACACTATCGTCAGGATAATCAATTACAACTACTCTATCACCTTCTTTGAATTCCATTACAACACCTTATAGGTCCATCCATGAGTATATACAGTTAAAATGTCGTTTGTTTCGAAAGTGTCTTTCTTAGGTCGCTTTCCGATATATCGAATCTTATTGTTTTTAAGATAATCTTCTTTCAATTTCGTAAGCTCATTAGTATCCAATATCTTCTTCCTAATTCCTATAGTTTAATTATACCAATTGCTGAAAAGACTGTCAATAGGTCTAATTCAATTAATGTGTTCCAACATCAGATAAAGACTCTCTTCCTCTCGTTGTTGTCTTGTTGTACAAGAGGAGAGCAACAGAGCTGCTACCACTAAAGTCCCTACTACGAGGATTACTTTATTTCCAAATCTCATTTGTTTTCCTTCGAATAAAATACATCTTGTGCGTAACTCTTACACATGTTTACCCTCTTGGTATAATCAAATTCAGACTTCTCAAGAGTACTCATACACTCTTCAAATGCACTCTTGAACCTACCATGAGAGTCAGTACAAGATGCAAGTGTTACAACTAGTACAATACCGATCAGATACTTACCAACTACTTTATACTTCATTTGATTGTCCTTGTGATTTCAATTATGTTTCTTTCGTCCCTTACGGCGGAACACCAACATACACCAAGAGCAATAAGTGTAAGACATACACACTTGATTACCCACTTGTAGAATTCTTCACTCATTCAGGTAACTCCAATCCTTTCTTTGTGGGACACACAAGCATGAGTTTCTCTTCGTCATAAATGGCATAACCTGCTGGACCTTCCTTGGAACCAATCAGACGTGCCTTCTCTACCATGATCATTGTCTTCAGCCTTTCTACAGGGTCTGTAGAGGTTTTATCACGGAAGAGGGAGATAACCGTGTTTGCTACCTTACTGATGTTTCTAGAGCCTCTGGTGAGTCCGTCGTCGTTGACGTGAGAGATCATAACAAGACAGAAACCGAGTTCCTTAGCTAGGAGCTTAAGTCTCTGAGAGATACGATCCAGACGCTTTCTTTCGTCATCATTCTTGTCTGTCGCACCTGTCGCTAGCCAAGAGATGTGGTCGAAGAAGAGGATCTGACATGAACAAGCAGCCACCATAAAGCGGACGTTATCAATGAAAGAATCTTCGTCTTCTACATCGAAAGAACTATGGAGAACAAAACGACTGTCTTGATCCCCCGCAATCTCCTTAAGAATCTTGAGGACTTCCTGATCCTCGTAGTCATGCTCGGGATGAAGAATAGGCTGTTCGGAAAAATATCCCGCCATTGCCCTGAGAGTTGTACCATTGTCTTCTTCTAGGTGAATGAGGCCAATAGGATGACTGGTGGTCTTCAAGACATGGTTTTCCATAGCCCTAAAGAATTCTGACTTACCTACACCCTCAGGTGCCTTGATAACTACGACTTCACCCTTATGAAGACCAAAGAGCATACGCTGTAGAGTTTCAAAAGGATAATCAGCAAGCTTCTCCTCTCTCTTGGATTTCAGAGCCTCTTCGAACTCTCGCATCGTCGAAAGAAGATTATCAGGAGTGTATCTCTTAACACCTTTCCAAGCGTCATAGTATTCCTTCTGTAGATCATTCTCCAGATAGGCGTTAGCGTCCTTGTGGAGGGTCAGGGAGAGGTTGTAGACTTTACGGAAGTCAAAGAGGCTAGAGACTTTCTTTGCCGCTGCTTGGCCAACCTCGTCATTATCAAAGTTCAATACAATCTTATCAAAAGAATTAATATAATCGTATTCAGCAGTACAATCTACTTTAGCTGATGTAGATGATCTAACAGAAACAACTGCTGTCTCTTCACCGATCATCTGAGAGACTGACATTGCGTCATACTCACCCTCAGTGATAGTGATTACTTTCTTAGAACCCTTGTCGAATACATTCTTACCAAAGAGGTGTGCACTAGACATATCCCCCTGAGAACGAAACTTCTTGTCTGCAAGATTCCTGATCTTGATTGCGCCGTTGTCGTAATAGAAGGCAACCTCAATTGGTTCACCCTCAAAGAATTTACAACGGACATTAAATCTTTCTAATACTGACTTACGCAATCCTCTGTGTTCATAAATTTCAAAACTATATTGTGAACTATCCATATCCTCTTCTTCATCTTTATCTTTAAAAAAATGTTTATTACAATCACCCCTGAAACAATGACCGTCTCCTTTGGAGTTAATCGCGTAGGCATCTGAGGATTTCCCACAGGGGCAAGGAAGTCCAGTCTTAATCCATTCTCCTGACATTAGTCATCACCATTGTCCTCATCCAGATAACTCCATTCATCGAGTTGTTCTTGAATGACTTCTGAACAGGAAATACAAATCACTGAGTCTCTATACTTGGGGTCTTGGGTAAAAGACATATGTGCACGGTAGTCACCAATCTCAGTTTCAATACTTTCATTAGAAACACAGTTACAAATTGAACAACGGCTGATGCCACTACGATTGGTGATTTTAGTCAATTGTTGAAATTCTTTTAGCTTATCCATTAAATATCGTCTTCCTTATCACCCATCTGAGTAGGATCATATGGTGTTTCAACAAAAATCAATTCTAATTCGAATTCTCTAAATGGGACATCTATTTTAGTATTCATACATTTTGTATATACCCACCAATACCCATCATAATAAAAATCGTATTTAGTTATAACAAGGTCTTGAAAGTTTTTTGTATAGCTGTCTGCACGAACTCTATCCCCAATCTTAAACTTCTGAGGATGATATCTCTTGTTATACCGATTCATCACTCGGTCAAAAAGTGAAAGTACGAAATCAAATATCTTCATCTTTTAGCTCCGCTAAATCCCAATGATGATCAGATATCATCATCTGTATCCCCTGCCTGGGTCGGATCGTAATCCCTCATTGCAGACTTCAGATTTCTAGATCTTTTGGAGATCCATTGGCACTCTTCACTGATAGTTCTAAACTCTTGACGCATGACACCTTGTTCAAATCTCATTCCATCAAAATCTCTGCGTCTCCTATCATCTGAAGCAAAGCGATAAAATGAACAACGATTACGATTCCTACCTGTATTTCCACTAAGAGTTTCTACACAGAAAAACTCACCATCTTTTGCAATAACAACTCCAGTAAGGTCTGCTCTGTCTCGTTTATTCGAATATTCTACAACATCACCAATATTAAACATTAAATATCCTCATCTGTATCACCCATTTGAGTGGGATCGTATGGAACTTCAGTTATCTTACGTAGCCAACCATGTTCTGAAAAAGCGTTTCCAATCCCCCAAGTTAGATCATACCTATTTCTAGCAATTGGATTATAACAAGTAATTTCATTTCGAATAAGGTTGATTGACACAACTTTATAACCATTCATTTGATGGTTTAACCAAGTTGGATGAATAACTTCATCACCTTCAATGAATTGTCGAGTGGGGCATTCCTCATATAATTCACCATAGTACTCATGAATAGTAGTAGGCATCGAATGATTCCTTTTCTTCTCCAATCATATGTGTGATTGAATTGCACAACTGTAGCTCATTACCACCAGAGAAACACTCCATCCAGAAGTCAAGATCTACAGTCCACATATGTGCCCTAACTGAGGTTCCTTCTTGTTTTGGATGAGCAAACTTCACCCACTGAGTAGTACGATTGATGCAATCTCCATTACCCTCATACTGATCAAGTTGAGTCAGCTTCCGAAGGGGGATACCATATACGTCACCTTCTACGTGCTTCAGATTTTCCCTCTTGAAAATAGGTTTGAATTCATCCCACTCTCGTCCCTTGACTTTATCGAAACAGAACAACAAAGGTTCGGGGTTCCTATTTCCCATTGCTGTTTTTGATGTCTTCATAATGAAATTATCATTAAAGGTGACACCAGTGCCGTAGTAGTTAGCTCCCTCCATTAGAGCAGCTCGACTACGATACCTCCTGGTGTTACCAACGACAAAGACAATGAATTCATCATATGGAGATTTCTTAAGATCAAAGAAGTCTGGAGTATTCTTGGCAGATGTTCCGATAATCTCATATGCATTAGTTGCAGTTTTCATAGGACGAACATTTGAATTATGCTGCTTCACTACTCTTATACTCCTTCTTCTCCAAAGTGATTTCCTTCAAAGAGCGGATCTTTTCTTCGGCCTTCTTTTGCTTGTTCTGTAGCTTCTCGATCTCATGCTGCAACAAAATATTCTGGGTGAATACCTTATGATAATGTTGAGTGAGATGTTCAATAAGAGCAGCAACAGCCCATTCACCTTCGTTATCAATGAAGGAAATCCACTCGTCATATGCAACGAAGGTCAGTTTCTGGATATCTGCCGGATCTTCAAAATCCCAAGTATTGACGATATCACCAAGAGCTTTGAGGACTTTGGGGGACTTAGCAAGATTGCTGTTGTTGAACTTCAGGACTTCAGTATTGATAGAACGCCCATTCTGATCCCCATCCCATTCTTGCATAATACTCGATCTGGTTCTCGCATTCGGATTGGTCGGATCGAAAGGGACGGAGGAATTCATCTCCTCCTTTTTCTTCTTTTCTTCTTCGGCTTTCTTGAGGTTCTCCAACCTTTGAAATTCCGGACCACGCTGAATCCTATCGAAGTAGCTCGTATTAGATACGTGTACCTCTCCACTTGAGGAGTCATCAGGATGCTTATAGACTGACCATCCAGAACCAATACGGAGCATCGGGAGGTCATTGGAAACAAACAGACCAGTAGAGTTAGAAGTCCACTGCTTCTCGACTACCAGACGATAGAAATCCTCATCGGTATAGTCTGCCTTACCCTGTGGACCATTCCAACGAAGAAGGGCCGGAGAGAGAATCTTGTCACAGAAGTCAAGGGTATCGGACTTACCTTGGTCGTTATTCCATGCACCACCAAAAGTCGATAGAGTACCGTTGTGCATGAAGAAGACTTGACGTTCATTCGAGTTGTATACTTCAAATGGCTGAACGTTTGTCTCATCTGCTGCACCCTTGGTGGAATGACGTACATGGAGATACCGTTCGATATCCTTGTTATCCTCAAGGAGTTTCCACACTACCTCAGGGTTAGTTCCGAGTTCATCAAAACCCTTAAGGATTTGGAGACGATTGTTCTGATCTCGAAGAACAAGACCATACCCATGCCAATTATTAAACACAGCGTTATACAACTGCTGTTTGTTGATAGAAGCACCCGCTTGTAGGCAAATTATCACACACAAAATTCTGTTTCCTTATTTAGATATCGTCTTCAGTGTCGCCCACTTGTGTGGGATCATATTCGGAGAAAGCTGGTTCTACTAAGACTAAGTATAGAGTGCCGTGTTCCCTTTCTAGTGGGCCCATCATACGTCCAAGCACAGTCCCTTCATCCCAGATTACACCAGTAATGGCGTCTGAGAGTGTTCTTGTGACTGTACCAAGACCTTCTCTAAGTCCACCTGCCCTATGGTAAACTCTATCACCCGGATTAAATGTCGTCATCTGTATCCCCTGCTTGGGTTGGATCATACTCGGAAATTGTATTGATCTTCTTAATCGTCTCGGGGAGAAAATAGTTTTCTAGCAATTGTGCTTCTACCACCATTGGCCCCGTCTGCCAAAGTATCTTGTATCCATAATAATTTTCATGGACCTCTCTAACAATCCCAATGCTACCGTGCAACCTCTTCCAACTTGGATTATCAAAGCAATACTCTACAGTATCTCCAACTTGAATATCAGATGTCATCTTCGGTATCCCCTTGTTGAGTAGGATCATAGGGTTGTTCTGCTAGTTGAATGTTCTTAGTCCACACAGCAAAATAACCCCCAGAGGATAGCTTACGCTCTTGCTCTAGTTTACAACCACCAGAGATCCAATTGACATTAAATGCCCTTGCACGATCCCAAGTTCCATAACCACTAGTTGGTTCCAGTATGATACCAATCGAACCATCCCGAGGTCGAAGTCTCCGAGAATCGTTTATCATTTTATCAGTCTCGGAGTAGATAACAAGATCACCAGCCTTAAACATCAGATACTCCCAAGGGCTGCACGATAGGACTCCACAGTCGATCCACTTAGACCAGGTGCACTGTTAACCTCGAGAAGATATGCCCTACGCTGTTTCTCGTTGTAGATCACATCTGCTGCACCAAAGTCCAAACCAAGGGCTGCAACACCAGCGATGCCACAATCCTTGACAACCTGAGGAACACTAGTGGAAGAGATCAAAGGTACACCTGCGTTGTCATTTCTGACATAGATGAAACCATTGGCAAGGTTCCTGATCTTGTAGTTGATACCTTCAGAACCCTGAAGCTCAGCCTTCAGACCCTTACGCTGTACATCAATTAC